TGTTGCAAAGTTTATGAAATCAAAAGGTTTCGTGAGAGGGCTGCTAGGCCCTGTAGGGAGTGGCAAGTCCTATGCGTGTTGTGCTGAACTGTGGAGGAGAGCGGTTCAGCAAAAGCCCTCTCCCAGAGATGGTATCAAGTATTCCAGGTTTGCGATAGTCCGAAATACACATCCAATGCTAAGAACGACAACTTTAAAGACCTGGCTTGAACTTATGCCAGAACATATCTGGGGTAATGTTAAATATGCTCCACCGATTACACACCATATAAAATTACCAAGTAAGGGAGATGCAGCAGGGATAGACTGCGAGGTCATTTTTTTGGCCCTAGATGACCCAAAGGATGTCCGTAAATTGCTTTCGTTGGAACTTACAGGGGCATGGGTCAATGAATGTAGAGAACTGCCTAAAGCCGTTATAGACGGCCTTACGCATCGTGTTGGTAGATATCCAACTAAGAATGATGGTGGGCCAAGCTGGCATGGTGTTATCCTGGACACTAACCCTTGTGATACAGACCATTGGTATTATCATCTAGCAGAAGGCAAAGACAGGCCCAAAGGTAAATATGCCTGGGAGTTTTTTAAGCAGCCACCTGGTGTTCTTGAGGTAGAGAATGATGAGGTGCCTGAAGATATGCCAGAAGCAAATGGCTTCTTGCAATCAGCTGGTAAATGGTGGCGCACAAATCCTAAAGCAGAAAATTTAAAAAATTTGCCAACAGGATACTACGAGCAGTTACTTGGTGGTAAGCAACTTGATTGGATTAAGTGTTATGCAAAAGGCGATTATACATACGTCCAAGAAGGAATGCCAATCTGGCCTGAGTATGATGATACTACAATGGCTAGAGAACTTGAACCTGAAACAGGTATCCCTGTTCAGGTTGGTATCGACTTTGGATTAACGCCAGCTGCAATCTTTGCACAGCGAATGCAAAACGGAGTATGGCACGTTCTACATGAACTTGTAACTTTTGATATGGGCCTTAACAGATTTGTTTCTATGCTCAAAGAAGAAATGGGCATCTACTTTCCTGGAAATACTTTTATGGTTTGGGGTGACCCAGCTGGACAACAGCGTGACCAGATTTATGAAACAACTGCATTCGACCATATGCGAACCCTAGACATTCATGCCAGGCCCTGTGCAACAAATGATTTTAAAGTTAGACGTGAAGCACTTGCTATTCCCATGCAGAGATTGATTGAAGGTAAGCCAGGATTTTTAATTAACAAAAAATGCGAGAGGCTGCGTAAATCACTTGCTGGAGGGTATCATTTTAGAAGGGTATCAATGGGAGCAGGCCAAGAGCGGTACAGGTCTACACCAAACAAGAATGAACATTCGCACGTTGGTGATGCTGCTGGATATTGCTTGCTTGGAGGTGGTGAACATAAGGATATGATTACTAAAAAAGGTGGTGTTGCAAAAATGCAACAAACTGTAAAGGTGTTGGATTTCGATGTTTTCTCCTGAAGAACTTACTCAAGAAATGAGATTGAACTGGCCTGAACAAAAAATTGTTGACTGGCATCCCATGCATTTACAGATGATAGAACTAAATCAGTTTGATGCCCAAAATGAACAGCTGTTTAAGAACTATACTGAGTATCTGTCAAGTTTTGTTACGAAAGGTTACAGCTTCACTGCAATGCAAGATAAAATATATGCTATGTTTGGTATATGGAAATTATGGGATGGTGTTTACGAAGCCTGGCTTATTCCAAGTAATGATATTAGTCGTAAAGCATTTAGAATGCATCGTGCATCAAAACTATTTTTTGAGTACGCTGCGAACAAGCTGGAAATGAAACGGTTACAAATCACGGTTTGTTCACGAAATATCCCTGCTTACAAGTGGGCAAAAGTATGTTACTTTGAGAATGAGGGCGTACTACGAAGGTATGGGCCTCAAGGAGATGATTATTATATGATGTCGAGGGTGTTTTAATATGGGCGGTATATTTTCAAGTCCTTCACCTCCACCACCTCCAAAGACTGACCCTGAAGAAGAACGTAGGGCGCAGCAGCTGGATGCGGAAGAGAAGAGGGAAAGAAAGACTATAGCTTCTAGGCGTAAGTCAAGACGTGGTAGGTCTGCAAGATTGTTGATGTCTGTTGTTCGAGCAGCACCAGAGGTTACTGGTAACGCACAACAACTGGCTTCCAAACTAGGCGGTAGTAGAAACCCAAGAGGTTAAGATGTCTGATAAGGTTTGGATAAGAAACCCAAGGCATCGAAAGTACAAACCTGGAGAGGAGGCTGATGATGTACGGAAACATGATGGCGAAGAAGAAGCCAGCGAAAAAGAAACAGATGGCGAAGAACAGCAATCTGAAGAAAGCGATGGCTAAGAAATATGGTAAACCTAAGAAGGCTTAGTCAATGGTTGCTAAAAGGTTTCAGAACCCCAGTGGTGGTCTTAATGAGGCTGGAAGAAAGCATTTTAAGAAAACAGAGGGTGCTAACCTTAAGAGGCCTCAGACTAGTGGAACTGATAGTCGTAGGGTTAGTTTTGCTGCTCGTTTTGCTGGGATGAAAGGGCCGATGAAAGACGAGAAGGGTAGACCAACTCGTAAGGCATTGGCATTAAAAGCATGGGGCTTTGGCAGCGTAGCAGCTGCTAGGAACTTTGCTAACCGTCACAAGAAAGCGTAGTATGTCTGAAGTAGAAACAAAACAATTAAAGAAACGATACAAAGGTTGCCAAACCAGAAAAGAACAATGGAGGGCAATCTACGAGGAGGCATACGAATACTGCTTACCTATGCGTAACCTATATGATGGTTACTATGAACAAGACACTCCTGGTCAAAATAAAATGAAACGTGTGTTTGATAGCACAGCTATTCACAGCACAGCAAGATTTGCAAACAGAATACAATCAGCTTTATTTCCTCCGCAACAGCAATGGTGCCGATTGCGTCCAGGTTCTGAGGTTCCACCTGAAAGAAGCATCGAAGCACAACAAGTGTTGGATATGTACAATCAAAAAATGTTTAGCGTTATGCGCCAATCAGGTTTTGATTTAGCTATTGGAGAATTTCTATTAGACCTGGCAGTCGGCACGGCTGTTATGTTAATTCAAAAGGGAGATGAAACTCAACCTATCAGGTATACAGCTATACCTATGTATCAAATTACTTTTGATGAAGGGCCAGATGGTAAACCTAATTATGTATTTAGAAAATTTAAAAGACCGTTTGAAGTAGTCGAACAAGAGTTTCCTGGTGTTGAATTTCCAGAAGAGGTTTTGTCTAAGTATAGAGAAAAACCTATGGAGTACATCGAACTACTTGAAGCAACTTATCCAGATAAAGAAACAGGTAAGACTAACTATTGTCTGATGACGATGGAAGGTGACCATAAAATTTTACATAAGACTTTAAAATCTTCACCGTGGGTCATTAGTAGGTTCATGGTAGCACCTGGTGAGATTATGGGAAGAGGCCCTTGTTTATATGCTCTTCCAGATATTAAAACTTTGAACAAGGTTATAGAGTTAAATCTGAAAAACGCTTCGCTCTCTATTGGTGGTGTATTTACTGCTGTAGATGATGGGGTTCTAAACCCACAAGCTATTCAGATAGTGCCAGGTGCAATCATTGGTGTGTCATCTAATGGTGGGCCTAGAGGGCCTAGCCTGGCACCGCTCCCCAGGTCTGGTGATACAAATTTATCACAGCTTATTGCTAATGACTTACGAATGAATATTAAAAAAACTTTGTACGATGAAAGTTTACCTCCTGACAATATGTCAGCTAGGTCAGCTACAGAAATTGTAGAAAGAATGAAAGAACTCTCTCAAAACTTAGGGGCTGCGTTTGGACGATTGATTACAGAAACAATGTACCCAATCGTCAGACGCTCACTAGAGTTAATGGATGAAGAAGGTATGGTTGACTTGCCATTGAAAGTAAATGGATTGCAAGTAACTATAGAACCACAATCACCATTAGCTATGGCTTCTAATATGGAGAAAGTACAAAACGTATTACAGTTTATGCAGATTGCATCTTCCTTCCAAGGAGGAGCAGGCATGGCGTTAGTAAACCCAGAGAAGGTTGGTGACTACATCTTAGACCACATGAATATAGATGCATCACTTAGAACTACGCCAGCTGAGAGGCAGGCAATCATGCAACAGGCTCAACAAATGCAACAGATGATGATGCAGCAGCAAGCAGCCCAAGCAGGCCAGGAAGCAGCACCTGACCAAGCTGGGGCTGCACCACCACCAGAAGGTGAGGTAACAGGTGGCTAATAACGCAGACAAGATTAGAGATATTAACTCTGTAGGATGGGATGGCTTAGATGCTAATGTACATCAACTACGGATTAATGATATCAATGAACAGCAGAAGCTGGACATTGCATATAGTAAATGTTTCCAAACTAATGAAGGCAGGGAAGTTTTGAAACATCTTATTCAAATAACTCTCGACCAACCCTGCTGGGTTCCTGGCGCAGACAGTAGTTATGGCTACGCTAGAGAAGGTCAGAACTCAATCATTCGAGAGATACAACAACGTATAAGGAGAGCAAATGAGCCAAGCGAATGAGGCACTGGCTGCTGACGATACTGTAAAAACAGAAGAGCAGCAACAACCTGAACCTCAAGGTTTAATGGACGAAGCCAGACAGAATGAACCTGTCAGTGAGGAAGCAAACGAACAACCTGGAGATATTCCACATCTTGAACCTCAAGAGGAAGAAGATGATGGAGGGCCATATGATAGGCCTGATTGGTTTCCAGAAAAGTTTTGGGATGACGATGGCCCTAACTTAGAAAACATGGCTAAGAGCATC